ACCTACACTGGCAAGTACGACTATGGGGTATTCAGGGGAATGGAGACCATTCCTCGGCTGAGAATGAGCACAGGATGCTACGGACGGTGCAAGTTTTGTAGTGTCCCGAACGAAGTAGTGCCGGAACCGTGGTCTTCCGTAGTTCAACAAGCCCAGAGTTTTGAACCACTGAAGTTTGAATTGGTGTACCTGGACGACAAGACGTTCGGGCAGGCTCCGGGTTGGGAGAAACTGCCAGGAGTGAAGAGCATCATTCGGGGGTACAATTCCCGGTTCAAAGGGTTTATCATTCAGACCACGGCCACACAGTTGCTCAGGTTCGGACTCCCGGACTGGCATGTGCTGCGAAAGGCGGGAGTACAGTTTGTAGAAGTAGGGCTGGAAATAGCAGACAACAAGGTTCTCCGGAACATGCGAAAGCCACACACAGTGGAACAAGTTAGCAGGGCAGTCCAGGTGGTAAGCCGGGAGTTGGGGACAGGACGCGTAGTGCCGAACATTATGGTGGGACTTCCGGGGTGTGGAAAGGCACAGTACGGCACTACTCTAGGATGGCTGGACGACCACATGGAACACCTGGCACACGTCAACTGCTACTGGCTGAGTCTGTACGACGGCACGGCCCTGGCTGCCGAGATACCGGGACAAGGGCTGGCTGACAGGTACGACAATAGTGTGCGGAAATCATGGCTTCGGGGTTCAGTCCATGCTTGGTTCTATGATGCGGTTCTCGGCCGAGGCCGTGAAGCACTCGACAATCGGCCCGAAAGGAGAAAAGGAGAGGCGGCATGAGTGACAAGGAATACCAACGGAACAAACCCATTACTGAGGAGAAGAGAAACTGTGGGGCTTGCGGTAGGCGGCTTCACCCCTCGGAGCAATGTTTCATACTGGGCGAAGTTTTCTGCCGCAAGTGTGCGAGAGCAGAGAGAGAGGAGGACTGAACATGGCAGTCGTGAAGAACGTCGAACCCATTCTCAGGCACAATGTAAAGAGCGTGACTTTGACGCTTACAGCGGCAGAGGCGCGTGCTCTCATGGCAATCGCCAAGGTAGTGCTGGGGGACGTGGGCAGTCCCCACGAAGATGTTTACAGCGTCGGGACTGCTCTAGAAGAGGCTCTCGGAATCTACCTTCCAGAGAATGACGTGGAAGCGCTGCTTGAAGAGAGGTTTCGTGGCTTGTGCTTTCGTAGGGGTGTAACGTCGGAAACTTTGCAAGATTCATTCTTCGCTAAGTTGTAAGGCTTCTTGTCACAGAAGGTTCTGACTCCTGTCTGGCCCCGGTTCTTGGGGTGCGTTGCCCCAGGGACCGGGGTTTTTTTGTGGGTGAGGTGAGAGTCTGATTGAGGTGTGGCGAGAGTGCAGGGACAGGTGCGTAAGTGGTGATGGGACAAGGAGTTAGGTGGGGGTTAGGGGGACACTCCAGATGGAGCGCGATTAGAGTGCGAGAAGAAATTGAGACGACTCCTGCGCGTGCGTGTGCGTGCGTGCGCGAGGTGTGCCCGCCGATTTGACGGCGCGACGCCGGGCGGTATAATGGGGCGAAACCGGGCGAATCCAGACAGGAGGCAGAGAAATGAGAAAGCGCAAGCCAGAGGTTGACCACACGGAACGATTCTACTTCTGTGACACATGTAGAGAGCCAAGACTTCACCGCATCTGCTGGACCTGTGGAAGGGAGTGCACGAAAAGAATGCTTATCACCAGTCCGGTCGTCGGTCGGAGCAGGCCCGTGGTAACCGTCTTTTAGGGGAAAAGCCATGTGTACAAGTGTCTATTCGTTGAAGGAACTTGCGGACAAAGGGAGAGAACTCATTCCTTCCCAGTGTCCCAACTGTGGAGAGAGTCTTGTTCCCCGCTGGACTCCCATTGACCGAATCTTTCTCAGGATAACAGGCGAGGGGCGGGTTCAACTCTTGGCCAGAACCCTGTGCCTCAAGTGTGGACACGTTGCCGCTTTCACTGAAGCGCTCTAGCGGAAATTGGGACAATTCACACGCACACGGGCTCACGTGTGAACCGGGATTTCGGTCAATTTGACAAGCCGACGCCGGGCGGTATAATGCACGCGAACCCTAAGCGGGAGCAAGTCATGAAACTGTACGTCGAATGTTTAGACAATCCGAAGCGAGAGACTGTCGAATGTACTGTAGAGATACATAGGGGGGCACAACGCATTTACATCGCAAGTGTTACACTCGACCGGGAAACCGCTAAGACAGTAGCACAAGCGTTGACCGATTGTCTCGGATGCACGCGTCGAAATGGTTCGGCGCTCAAGTAGGAGTTAGGACAATGAAACTTATCAGGGATGATGCAAGGGGAGTCATCGACGTACTGGGCGTTCCACTTCAGCCGCCGACACTCTCGAAGTCTGGAAAGAGTGTGACGATAGCCGCGACCGGCTATCGTCCAGCGGTCGATACCGAAGGCGATGCTTATTTCGTCTCGGTGTCGGTGACGCGCCCGACTTCGGAGTTCGACGCGGCCGACCTGAAGGCCGCCCAGAAGCGACGGAAAGCCAAGGACGCCAGACAAGGCACTGCCTAAGCGCCAGACTCGGCGTCGGGCTTTTCGGCCCAGGGCCGACGGGTTGCGAACGAACCCGTCGGCCTTTCTTTGTATCGAATCCCTAACAGAACCCTAACTCTCTCTGAACTCACTCGGGGGCCCCCGTCGGCCCCCAAAATGAGCAGGCGAAATTGGGGCAAAGGCCCCATCAACTGAACTTTCCCCTCTAAGGTACATGCACTCATCTACAAGCAACAATTGCCCCCTACCCCTTGACATCCCCCTCCTTTTCCCCTATAATTCCCAGCGGAGGCCAATTCGGGGACGAAACTATCCTCCGAGTCCATGGGCTCGGTGCTAAGTCCCCGAATGGCCTTCTGATAGGGCTTCCGGTCCTGTCTCCTCCGCTCTCTTCCCCTGTCTCTCCCGAAGGGGAAGGGAGTGTCCGGGACAAGGTTCAGAGGAAATCTCTCATGCGTCATACTCCCAAACTTGTTCGTGTCATCTGGACCGACCCTGATAGCAACGCCGGGTGGGAAACCATTCAGAACGTCGTCAACCACAAGCCCGCCAAGGTCCTTTCCGTGGGTTTCCTCCTGGCTTTCTCCACCGACTACCTGACCCTCGCTCATACCCTCTCCAACGGAGAAAGCGACCGAGAAACCATTCCTATTGCCTGCGTCCACTCCATCGAGCCCATTTGTTGCACCAAGGACCTCGATGACCTTCTCGCTCTCGCCGAGCCTCATCTCAATTTCCCCGACGAAACCTAAAAGAGGGCCTTGCTTCCTTGTCCCGGTTCGCCTATAATGTAAGGTGGACACAAGGTTAGGAGGAAAATCCATGTCGTTGAAACCTGTCGGTCCCCGTCTGCTGGTTAAACCCCTTGAAACCCAAGAAGTCACCCCAGGAGGTGTCGTTCTTCCGGACCAATCTCGGCGTCCGGTCGAGGGTAAGGGCGTCATTCTGGCTTTTGGGTCGGGTAAAACGACGGGCGTCGTGGGTGAGGACCCTGGGCAGCCCGGTTCGGGCACTGTCGTTTCCGTTGGTGACGTGATAGTTTACAAACCCCACGGTGGCTACGACGTTCTGGTCGAATCGAAAGCCGAGGACGGCACCACTGAACAGGAGGTCTTCCTCATCCTCCACTGCGACGACGTTATTGGGGTCGAGGTCGAGGACGACTCCCATGCAACTTAGTCAACATTATTACGCAACGGCCATCCTCGCTCGGGGGGCAGGCTTCTCGGAAACGGAAGCCCTCCAGATAGCCTATGCCGACCAGTACACAGATGACGCGACCGATAGCAGCCCGGTGTCTATTCCCGGACCTGGAGGCCTGATGTTCGACCCTGTGCGGACGGCCCATATCGGTCTGGAAGCCTGGGACTGGCGGGTTCAGAAGCAAGTCTTCATTCCCTTCCACTTCCTGCCACCTGTTCCGATTCGCTCCTCCATCGATTCTTGGCTGGTCGAAGCCAACGGGAGACAAGCCCGGTCTCTCCTTGACGAAGCCCTCGGCACCAGGTCTCTCCTCAACGGACCCTGTGGTCCCAATTGGTTGATGCGCCTCGGCATTGCCCTTCACACGTTTCAAGACCAGTGGTCTCACGAGGGATTCTCCGGGCGTCACCACGACGAGAACGACGTGGCAGAGGTTCTCGTCTACAATAGGGCATTGAAACGCTGGGAAACCCTCTGGTCACATCGCTTCGTGGACTTTCTGACTCCCGCTATCGGCCATGCCGAAGCCGGGTTCCTCCCCGACCAGCCCCACGTTAGGTGGAGAGTCATATTCAGAAGTGGCCGAACGGTAACCCGGGACAACGTGAGCGCTTTCCTGAATTGCCACCGGGTCACTTACGGCTTCCTGAGGCAATGGACCAGCGGTTGCCTTCTCAGGTGGAAAACCCTAGAGAAACTTCTTCGAAACCTTCTGAGTAAAAATGCTCCGGCTTCTGAGTACCAGGCCAAATCCGCCAGATTGTTTCATACGGAGGGCCTCCGAAAGTACGACCAGATGGAATGGAAAAGGCTTGCTTTCGAGTCGAAGGACCCAGCCGAGTTTTACGACAGTCTCTTCTATAAGTGGCACCGTGCCGCTCTCCATCAACGATGCCTCGTTTTGGAGAATCTCCTCTGATGAAAACTCCAACACCTTATCTTATCGAATGGGAGGACAGTTCTTCTCCTTCACCGAATGGATGGGTCTTCTTGGAGAGTCGAAGTTCCGATAAACTCTGCCGTTGCATCACAGTCGGGTTCATCATTGACCGGAACGAGAAAAGCATTACCGTAGCCCAGACCATTGACCCCGAAGACAAGACCGTTACCGGTCGAATTACCATCCCCACCGCTGTTATCAGGCGAAAACGGCGGTTGAAGGTCTGATGTGGCACCTTAACATTCTCCGATTTACTCGCCTTAACCAATTCCTCTAAAATCCTTTCCTAACTTCCCCATCTTGCCAAAGTTCCCTCGATATAATGTAGAATACAGGCCCCTTAACAGGCTTTTAGGCGATAACGCCCCAGAAATTAGGGGGGCCGCTGTTAATACACAGGGTCATATACATTTATAGCAGGCCGCCCCGATAGGATGTTAAAATCGTCTTCCGGCTTTTTCGCGTTTTGCTCGGGATTATGGGTTGACATTTCCAACTGCGGCGTTATAATGTAAAATGAAAGGAGGGACGGCTACGGATAGCATGGCATCGGGTCCAATCCATGACGAACTCTGCTCGTAGGCGGGAACAACTGAAGCGGTCTTCGGCCCGGCAGTACGACCGCATTCGGGCCGCTCGGGGTCTACCTCCTCTCATACGAACCTCCCTCGACGCCACCTTCTGTCGAGGATGCCCCTGGGCTCAGGTCCGTTGCACTCGGCCGAAGGGCCCATGTTCTTACAATCCTACGGGCCCTAACCAGGATTGCCTCACGAGGTATGTTCGAGCCGACGGGTCCCCTCAGCGGTGTCCCTTTTATCGAACTCCCTGCCGGATGCGGGTCTGTGATTGCCCCTACTGGCCCCACCAATCTTGGGTATGCCAACACTGTGGGCAAGAAACCCCTCATACGAGGTTCGCCTTCGCTCAGAATCGAGCCGGAAGTCTCAGGGAAGTTCGGAAACGGTCCTACGGACCCACCCGACCTTCCCTCCAACTCTGCCGGGATTGTCTTCAGATGCTTCAAAATCTTGACCCCCAGGAATCCCCCATTCAGTTTCTAGCCGACAACCTTTGGAGAGAGCCGAGACTTTCCGACGAGGAGCGAAAGAAGCGCCACCGTGAATACATGCGCGAGTACATGCGAAAACGAAGAAGCCGGGACAAGGAAATCTCCCATGCCTAAAACTCATAGGGGTATCAAAGGAGAATCCCGCTCTGCCACGTCCACTCTTGGCAGGCCCGTGAACATCAATATTCTCCATCTCGGTGAAGGCGTCGAATGGTTCAGCCTGGAGGATTTCGCCCGCATCATGGAAATGTATCGGAGTGACAATACTCCCAACTTGAAGGGGGCGGGCGACCTGCTTCGGGCCTTAGGAGTTCCCTTGGTGGATTGGTGCAACGGCAAAACCTACTTCATGTTCAGTGCATTTGAGAAGGCCTGCTTTTTCATCAGCCGCTATGGGGGGCCGGGATTCATCGCCCCCGCCACTCGATGGGCTAAGCGCTTGGGAAGGCGAAAGGTGGACAAGTACGGCCGGGTCCGACGGGTAACTCCGGCTGTCTTGTCCCGGTACGGCGCAGGCTTGGAGGAAGACCTCGCCCTGACGAAACTTCAGAAGCGGCGGGCAACCCAGCAAGCCGTCATCAAGCAGGCTCGGAAAGTCGGCCGTAAGTTTATCGAGCAGGTGGAAAGAGAGGCGAAGAATGGCGGCTGACGTGCCCGTCAAGGCGGAACCCCGGGACTTGTGCCAGCGAGACGTGGAGAAGATGCTGGCCTACGTTTTTCGGTTTGTAGACCCTATCGAAATAGGGCGAATCTTTCAGCACGAGGGTTACACCCCGGCTACCGAGGTCTCTACTTTGATTGACATTGCCACCGGGAGAGATGAGAATGGCCCTCTGTATGGCCCCTATGCTCGGATGGGAGCCATCAAGATGTTGCAGGAGATGAGACAAAAAGCCCTGGAATTGTCCGGGGCCATTGTGCAGAGAACTGAGGAACGGAAAGGCAAGGGACAAGTCGAGACGATGAGAACCATTCGGGTGACCCAAAACGTGGCGGGTTACCTCAAGCCAGCAAAGGAGCAGACTTATGAGCAACTTCCAGGAGACCACAAACCCCCAAGAGTTGGACTCTCCTCCGTCCCAGGGGAAGACGTGCCCCTGGTGCGGGAAGGGGCCTTACGAGGGAAAGAAGGGGCTGAAGATTCACCAGGCTCGTTGCCCCAGGAAGCCTCCGGAGGCGGGGCCCTCCCCGGAGGAAGGGACCAAACTGTTGGTGCGTCAGGAACTTCGGGACACGCCGAAACGTTACCTGGAGCGACACTTGAGGAGCGTCTCGACGGAACTCCTGGCCTACCCGTTTCTGAGATGGAAGGGGAGGGAAGAGACGATTGCTGAAACGGTAGACCGGATGTCAAGATTGGTCTGCTGTGAAACATTTGTAGATGACTGCTGGTCCGTACTCCGAATGATTTTCGGAGGTCCCGTGGACCATCCTCGTCGGGCAGTTGCCCAAATCATTCGGATAGCAGCCTTCGAGTCCATCATCGTGCAGGGCCATAAGATGCACGCTACCGAGCGTCGGAGTATTGATGAGCATGAGTGTTAATCTGCCTTATCGGGCTCCGGCTGAAGACAATCCTTATTGGCCGTTACCGCCCGACTACGAGGACCTGAGTTCCGAGGAACAGAAAGTCTATCGCTTGGCGGTATGTAAAACCCAAGAGACGGTAGATGATTTTCTGGTGGCCTTTTTCTTCTTCGAGTCCTACTACCTAGTGGAGTATGGGGGGGTGGAAAAGGAAGGAGGCTACCGGGTTCCTTTCTTCAAGGATTTCGTACCTAACGCTCCCTTCCACATCGAGGTCCTCCGGGATTGGTTTACCTTTCCACGAAACATCCTAGGAGCCCCGCGAGGAAGTGCCAAGTCTGTGAAGTTTGGGACGGAATTACCCCTCTTCCTCATTGTAACCCGTCCGAATTACCACGTTGCTCTCTGCCAAGCCACTGACCGGATGATTGGCCGACGTGTCGAGAAAATCCGGCAGCAAATCTCGGACAACGAACGGATAGTTCAGGACTGGGGGGTCCTCAAGCCGGTGCGTGGACGCGGCCTCTGGTCCGGTCACCAGTTGTCCCTGAGGAACGGTTCGTCCCTGGAAGGATTTTCGGTCAAGGGTCGTAAGCGCGGTGAGCGACCGGACTTCTTCCTGTTTGACGACCCAGAGTACGACCCTGACAGAGAAACGGATACAGCAGCGCTGCGAGAGAATCTAGACCGAGTTGTCTTCAAACAAATCATTCCGATGCTTCGGCCGGGTTGTAAGTTCATGTGGCTCGGCACGACCATCAATAGGCGGTCGCTTCTGTATCACGCTTTGCAGGGAACCGATACACGATTTGAGCATTTCAATCGGCGTCGAGTGAAGGCCTATGAAGAATTGGAGGACGGGTCGGTCCTGTTAGCGTGGGAAGCGATGTGGACATACGAATACCTGCTTGAATTAAAACACATAATGGGTCCGGCTCACTTCTCGGCCGAATACCAGAATGAGCCTATCGCTGAAGAGGACCGGCTGTTTCATATCCACGAGTTGTACGACACTTATGAGATTGACGGCCCCATCGAGCCTACGCCGTGGGAATGCCGGAATAAGATTCGGTTCTACCGGCTGCCTCGCATCGGGCGGCTGACGGAGGAAGACAAGCCAGAACTCGTTGAAATGCCTTTTGAGGAGTTTCTGAAGAAGTACATTCACACCCTCATCATGTGTGTGGACTATGCTCCGACCATTAGCCCCACGTCCGATTTCAGCGACATTGCCATTCAGGGATTCAGTGCCGACCTTAATATGTGGGCCCTCTTCAACTGGCATGGCAAAGTTTCCGACAACCAACTCGTCAATCTCATTTGGAAGTTCGGAAGCGAATGGCGACCCCGGGTCGTTGCCTGCGAACACCGAAGCATTCTTGACTTATTGGAAACGAGGATGGCCGAGTTCGTAGCGCGAGGCTTGGATACGGGTTGGCGTCCCCGGCCGTTCCTGTTGAAATATACAGGTCGGGGTGCCCCGGACAAAGGTGAGCGTATTTCAGGAGAAGAATGGCGGTTCAGCACTCACCTCATCAAGTTGCCCCTGTACCGGCGGCGAGAGAAAATGTGGGCCCCCTTCTTTTCCCAAGTGGAAGGCTTCACTCGTAATCTCGACTTGTTAGAGCACGATGACGCCATTGACGCCCAGTTGGGAATGCCCAGGTTCGTTATCAAAGTCAGTCCCAAAACGCACCACCCTCCTAAGGTCAAAACCATTGAAGACTACCACAAAGCGGGTCAATTGCAGGACGAATACGGGTTTCCCCTCATTCCAGACCTGCAAACAGCGAATCTAGAAGATATTCAAAGAGGCCTTGACGTTCAGTACGGTCGTGTCCATAATAAGAAGCGGCGGAGGAAAGTCCGTATTAACCGGGTGGCTGGGCGTAGGAAAACGCCTGGATTTAGGAGGAGGCCGAAATGAACCTCGAACCGATGACCATCTTCTACGTGGGTGGGACGATTCTTGCCCTTGTCCCGGGGTTGGCCGGGCTTCTCACCTGGTTTATGTATCGACTCCTGAAGCGGGCTCTGGGTCTTATGGAAGCCCTCCAGTCGGAGTTGTTGGCGGGCCTGGTTGCTACCAGGTCCACTGACCCCGCTACGGTTCATCATTTTCTTCAGCGGGATAGGGCTCGTCGGCAGGCCGTTCCTTCCTCTCGACCGGAAGAGACCGAGGGGGAGGCTGAGAAGGCTGGGCGGACAGGTATTGAAATAACTCACGGAGGCTAACGGTGTCTGCACGTTTGATTCTTCCTGATGGGAAGAAGAAACTTCTCGGGGCTCTCAATCATCTCCGTGAAGAGGCCGAAACCTACCACAAAGTCCGACGGGTTTCGTGGTGGGTCATCTACGAATATTTGAATGGCAATCGAGATTTCGACGACTTGAACTACCGGGAGGGAACCCTCCGCCTGTTGACGAGCAATCAAACGGAGGTGGATTTCCGGCTAGAAGAGGTCGTGACGAAAACGACGGAGCGGATAGGCCAACTATTACGTATGGATACGAGACCTAAGGTTGGCCGTCGTCGGCTTTCCCTGGATAACGTACGAAGCCGGTCGATGGCCCAGTTGGTCCTCGACGGACTCCTATCCGAAGAAGACGTTCGGTTGGTGAAGGAAGAGTTCATTCCTATGGTCGTAACCTACGGCCTGGCCGGGCTGGTGGCTTGGATAGAACCAACTCTGCCGCTCCGCACACCGTCTGACCGGATGAAAACTCCCGACATCGAAGTGGTTCCTCCCTGGGAAATCTTGGCTGTCCCGGCCAATCCCCGTTCCATCAGTGAAACCTCTGGCATCATCCGACAGCGCTGGGTTCCTTGGACCTGGTTGGAACAATTGGGCTTCGGCAAGAAGTTGCTTGCTAATGAAGAGAAAATCATCGTCAGGGAACGGAAATACGGTCAGGCCCCCTCGTCTTCGACGGAGTTCGACCTCGGCGAGTCTACGACTTCCCAGCGAGTTGGTATGTTAAAGACGAGTCGGACGCAAAAGCCGGAACTGGAAAAGTATGTCAAACTAAATGAACTGTGGGTAAGAGGGAGGAAGGGTACTCTCTCTGCTTATCACGCCTGGGTTGATGACGTGGCTTTGATAAGTAGGGATTTCAGCAAGGAAGACGACCCACCGTTTATGCCCATTGGTCTTGGACGATATTCCCCGGCCGGGGGGTTCTATAGTCGGGGTCACGCTGAACTGCTGCTTCCTTTGAACGTTGCTGTCGAGGCTATAGTCGGCAAACTATTCCAGAATGCTGAAGACTACGATGTCCACGGCACAACGTTTTTTCCAAACTCCCTGGGTCTGAACCCCGCATGGTTTGAAGGCACCGACGTGCCGAGAGCGATGGGTTACGAACCGGATTACACCGTTCCCCAACAAACTGTGTTTCGGCTGAATCCTGCCGAGTTTGGAGCAGGACCCGTCAAAGCCGTCGAAATCGGCACGGCTCTCATTGACCGTGTAAGCCCAAGGAATGTTGTAGAAGATAAGGGCCGTGTAGATTCCGCGACTGGACTGGGATTCCTTCAAGAGGTGGCTCAGATTCCCCTGACGTATGGGGCATCTTCGATAGCCGGGGCCTATGCGACCGTGTATCGAGCGATGCTGGACCAAGTGCGGAGAGTATGGCCGAGCCACAAGATTGCGATTCAGACACTGATGGACGACGCCTTAGCGGGCATCACCATCGACCCCCAGACTCTGGAGGTCTCTGCCTCCAACAAGATTCCTCGACCTGATGAAGTAGAGGTCGGAATCATATCGCCATTCCCGGTCTCCTCCGAACAGAAACGTCGGGACCTCTATGATATGTTGAAGGGAGGTCTCCTCACTCGCAGGTGGTTCCGCATTATGGCCCGAAAGTTGGGCCTGGACCTCCCGGTGGCCAACGAAGCGGAGTGGGCGAATTATCGAAAGGCCCAAATGAACAACGTGCTTCTCTTCAATGATGGGCAAACCCCACCTCCCCAGGGAACCATTCTAATGAATCCCGACTCGGACATGGTGGAAATCCACGTCGAAGTCATGGGAGCATTCATGGCCCGACCGGAGTTTCAACTTGCATCTCCCGAAGTACGAGAGCGATTCAATTCGGCCTATGCCGAACTTCAAACTAGCCTCGGTCGGTATCCCGACCAGTTGAAGTACCCAGAACTCATTGCAGAAGAAGTTGAGCAGCGGCAAAGGGCGGCGGCTCAACGGGAACCCAGTGTGGGAGGATAATCCATGTCAGCAGAACTGAGACCAAAAGAAGATGGTGAGGGATATCAAATTGTGGAACCGGGACAAGACCCGGTGGACGTGTCTACTGAAGACTTGTTGAAAGCCTACGAGGAAGCCGGACAGGATATAACCAAACGGACCATAACCGTGCAGGTGGATGGTCAGGACCGAACGGTCACCGTTGAAGAAGCAGCAAAAGCCTTCGAGAAAGTGGCCGGAGCCGACAAACGGTTTGCCGAAGCATCAGACCTGGTGAAACAAGCCGAAAGCGCAGTTACTCTTCAGAAGATACTGACGAAGATGAACCAGTCGCCGGACGAAGTTACCGAGACTGAGTTCAGAACGCTCCTGAGCGGCATCGGGGTTCCAGCAAACCAGGTAGACGAGGCTCTCACAATGTTCAAGGCCATTCAATCGGGACAGTTGCCTGCCGGGACCGGGAACGAAACCGATGGGCAGAATGATACTATTCAGAAACCCATTCCCTTCGATGCCCTCCCACGGCAGGTCCAGGAGGCCGTAGTTGCTCAGGCGGAGACCCAAAAGCATCTCAAGGCACAAGCCGATAAGCAATTCGTCGAGGAATTGCAGGCTGAAACAAAAAAGGCCTTGACCTCGAACGAGTTTGTGGCTAAAATCTTGAATGAGGAAGCAAACGGCAAGCCAATTGACTGGGAGGCAAAAGACTCCTGGGCAAGGGCCCTGTTTGCTGAAGCGTGGGAGATGGTGGAGAGCAAGGTTGGCGTCAGGCAGCAACAGCCCAGCCCTGAACTGTTCCAGGGGATTGCTCAAGAACTGAGGAATCGTCTGGAGCGGCGAAGCAAGTTGGGCAGCAGTACCGGGCAAGACCTCACGTCCCTCGGGCCTGCGTCTGCGATGCCCCCCTCAGTCCACTTGAAGGAACCGCCGAAAAGGGTTCCGGTTGGACATGAAGGGCGTTCAGGCAATATCGCCAAGCGTCTGATGGCTGCGTTTTATAGAGCCAGCCAAGGAAGCAAGACGGGCGAATAGGCCTCCTCCTCAATAGGTAGTCCTTCCGGAACCGTCAGTCACAAGGTCTAGGCTGGTCAGGGTCCTGCCCTGTCCCGGCCCTGTGTGTGAAGGAGTTTCGGATGGCTACTACCGCCGTTATCACCAGCATTGCCAACATGCTTCGGGAAGAGATTGGCCCGACCGTGCTGGAAATGCTCCCTGCCGAGATGGACCGGGCGTTTGATGAGTTCGAGATTACCAGCGACGGTGTGCAGCGATTTGCCGACATCAGTCGAGGTTGGTTGATGCGGCTGACACTCTCGTCTGGCCTGGCTGGTGCCATGAAATGGGTGGACCCGGCTGCCGACAAGGTAGGGACTAGTACGAGTCGATACCACACGAATGCTACCCGCTTGCCAAGCAATCGGTTCCCGAGTGCAACCAACCTGCCCCTGAAGGCCATCATCCAGGTATCGGTGCCGCTGGCTAAGGCTATGGGCAACATTGCCTGGCCCATCGAGTTCATGCGGGCCGAGCGAATGGATGCAGCCATTGCTAAGTATACCGAGTTGAACATCGAGGCTGAGGCCCGGATGATTGCTCTTCACCAGGTGCAGTCATTCTACGCCCCAGTGACCAGCGAGACGAGTGGTGTTTTGGCGTTCGTCAATGGCACGCCTGGTTCCGATGGTTCGAGTGACGGCGTCGTGACATGTGACGTGGACCAAGGTCGCATCAACAAGTTCGTCGATGGTCAGTTGGTGGACATCTATAGGAACAGCAGCGGGGCTTGGACCCAGGTGAACCTGTCGGGCGGCGTGCCGGTTCGGGGCGTCGTTGATGGGGTAAATTACTTGGCTGACAACGATGGGACGGCTTGTGATGCCCTGCGAATCGTCTTTGATAGCGCTCTGGATACTGCCATTGCCGACAACGACCTCATCGTGCCGAAGGATACGTACGTTGACCCATCTTCCGGGAACGACTACGCCCGGTCCGGCCCGCTCGGTCTGGATGACATGATTAAGGCGGCTGCCGCCAGCACTTACGTCATGTCCCCCAACAACAGTTCGGATTACGGGTTTGACCTGGGCAAGTACCCAAACTTTGGGTCGTTGGTCCAAGCCATCAACGGGGTCCTCGATGAGGACACGCTGGCGAAATGGCAGGGCAAGTTCTTTGACGCAACCGGGCTGCCTCTGGATACGGTTATCACGACCCGTGGGGTCATCAACAAACTTTATGAGTACCCCACAGTGGACGCGGGTCGCCAGGTTTGGGACCGCACTGGCAAGACCCGACAGTATAAGATGGGTCGTGAGAGCCTGGAGATGGCCTTTGAAGGTCGGAACTTCGAGGTGCTCCAGAGCCGGTTCTGCCGTCCAGGTGTTCTCTACCAGATTCAGCGAAGGGGCAATTTCAAGATTGCCGTTCCCCCGCGTCAACCGGGCACGACTGCGAAAGACACCAAGTATGGCGCCCCAGTCGAACTGGTTGGGAAGGCCCTCGGCTATGCCAGCGACTTCATTCCGGTGACGGTTAGCGATGCTCCCGTTGAAGAGGTGCAGGCTCCGTTCGTGCTCTTCTACCAGGTGGTGTGTGAGAAACCCCAGGGTATTCGTTTGACCGGTATCACTGAGGACTAAACGAACCCCCGTGTGGGCCTAGTGGGAGCCGCAAGTGTGCGACTCCCACGGGCCCGACTTTGAAAGGATTCAGGCCATGGCTACAGAGTACACCTATTCTCCTGAGGGCCATCGGGCCCAGCCTAAAGGGTCTCCTGTGATTGAGGTGGATACGCCCCTCCTCGGGCTTCAGGAACAAGTCTTTGAGATTTCCTTGGATGGTGCTGAGTCTAACGACACCCATACTATCACGCTTCCGTGGGACTGCCGAGTGATTGACGCCTGGTGTACGTATTCATCCGGTTATGCCACCAGTGTGGACCAAATTACGTGGGGTGATGGGACTCACGACATCACTGATGCCATCGATTTCACGCACGCTTCGACGGCTGGAACCATCGACAGGGCGACCAAGATTGTTCCCACGTATGCCACGCTCCGTAAGGGTGATACTCTCGTCGGAACGGTCGGCACGGTAACTGGTTCTGACATCGTGGCAAAGGCATACGTCCGGGTCCTGGTTCTGCCGACTTCGGAACAGTAACGGGAGAAATCAAACATGGCAACTGCCTATACCTATGCTCCCGAGGGCCATCGCGCCCGGCTTAGTGAGTCTGCCTTGGAGCATGATGACGAACGATTTCTCGGGCTTGAAGAGCAGGTTTTTCGTACCGTTATCACTGATGCGGCTTCGGGCGACACTCATACGATTACGCTTCCCTGGGCGTGCCGTGTCCTGGATGCCTGGGCCGTCGCGGGCGGAACCACTTACAAAACCAGTGTAGACACGGTGACACTTAGTGATGGAACTCACGACATCACCGACGCACTGAACATCACCGAGAGTACTAACACCGCCGGTCTCCTCGACCGGGCAGCGAAAATCGTTCCCGATTATGCCACTCTCCAAAAGGGTGATACGCTGGTTTGGACGGTCGGCACCGTTACGGCAACGGACCCCGATGGCGAAGCCTACGTCCGTGTTCTGGTTTTACCGACTTCGGGGCAATAACCCGAGGAGGTACAAATTGAAAGGAGTCATCTGATGGTGATGCCCAATAAGAATGCTTGGAGAAAAACGACTGCCCCCAGGTTTGATGGTGCCTGGCGTCCTGACCAGGAGTCCGAGACACTCAGTGCCAACAAAACCTTGACCCCTCAGGATAGTACTGTCCAACAACTGGACCCTAATGGGTCCGACCGCACCGTCACACTCCCAGCCGAGGCCGATTGCGAGGCTTTCTGGTTTGTCATTGTCAACACGGCCAGTACCAGTCATAAACTGACCGTACAAGACGATGGGTCCAACACCATAATCGTCGTCCATCAAGACGAAACCGGCATCGTCTATTGTGATGGTACGGACTGGTGGGGGTGGTCCGGTGGTAAAGATTGCCTCAGTCAGAGTGCCATGCGGACTCACCTGACGACGGCTCAGGCTGTTCTTATGCCGGACGGCCCGCCTACCCTAGAAGATGGAACCGCCATCACTAAGGAAGCAGGGGCCCCGACCCCCGGGTGGGCTCAAATCGGGAATGAAGAGGTAGTTTTGAAGTGGGCTGCACATGCGAATCCGGGCGAGGTGGCATACCGCTTCACGCTTCCACCGGACTGTGACACTGATTCCGACCTCGTTCTGCATTTATTGGGTACGCCGTCCAGTACCAATGATTCACCTGTCTTTACCGTTGGCTATGTGAGCCTGGCGGCAGGGGATGCAGTTAATGCAGACACGGAGGTTACAGGTGAATCAGGAGAGTTCACGGCCAACACCACCATTGAAGAAAAGACGTTCACTCTCGCCCACGCTAACGTTGCTGCGGCCCCGAGTGTCTTGACTGTTGTTATCAACCCGAAGGATGGCCAACTCGGTAATGACAGTTTCTACCTCTACGGCGTATGGCTTGAATACACACGGAAACTACTGACTTCGTAAGTAGAATCCAGAACAAGGTGGGAGAAAAGTCGTGTTCTGCCTCACGCTGGACAGAAAGCGTCATTGGCTGCCGTCTGAGCCGACGGAACTAGACAGGTATCTCAAGCGGGAGTTTCCCGACTTGGACCTGTTCGCCTACTGGCACCGGCACACGCGACTCTGGACTGTTGCCTTGTGGCTAAGCCGGGACAAGGGTCGGGCGGTAGAAATCCTTGCCCTCGGGGGGTTTCCGCTTCTCTCTAGAGAACAGGCCGTCGAGTTGAGGCGGAGACTTTACCACCCTCAGACCACCTGCGAGATGAAGGCCCTCTCCAAACTGGCTGAGGACCAACGACGGGACAAGTGGGAAGCCCGAAGTCGTGCCATTCATACCGAAATGGCTCGGATACGACGGGACCTGCACCCGGGACAAGGTTCTCAGCCACGGGTGAGTTTCTACGTACCTAGGAAAGAGATACTGGTGGTCTAATGGCACGCACCGACGGGTTCTTGACACGGGGCATTGCCCGGTGGAGAAAGTACACGGGTGAACCCGGGGTCAATTCCAAGTATAGTGACAACGACATCATCGAGATGTTGCAGGAGACGTATGCCTACGTCCTGAGTGAGGTCAATCGGGCCATCGGGATGGGGCGGACCTCGTACACTCCTATTCGGACGTATGCCGACGTGACCCTAGGTGATGCCACCTCCGACCAATACTATTCCCTGCCTCCTTACATTGGAACACTGCTGAAAGTGGAGGAATTGGACTCCAGCAGCAATCCAGTGGGAACACTTTGGAGTCGGGGAGAATACCACCCTTATGGGAAGGGTTGGCGTATCGAGGACAACGTACTTTGGGTGGCCAAGGGCGAGTTGGAAGAAGGGCATTACGTTCGAGTCCATTATGCCCCTTCAGGTTGTGCGGCCCTCCACGAGGGAACCCTGGATGCTGTAGGAGTCGCTGGCAGCGGTGCGACCACTACCACCACCAATAAGAGGTTGACTCTTGCCAACAGCAATCTGGGGGTTTTCCTTTCCGCCGGTGATGTAGTGACATTGGCGGATGGGGCTATCGGCAATTTCGTGGTGGATGAAGTAATTGACGACGATACAGTGGACCTCGTGACAGACCCCGGGGACCATTCAGCGGATACAACCTATACCTGTCTGACGGAACCCGGGGCTTCAGGTTCAGAAGGAACCACTTCAAATGCGGCTCAGACGCTAACGAAGGCTGGCAGCAACCTGGGAGTAGACATCGCAGTTGGAGACGTGGTTCGTATCTACAGTGCGACAATCGGGGGCTACGAGGTTCACGCTGTCGATTCTATCACGGACGACGATACGGTGCACTTTGCAACCGCCCCAACGGATTCCGCAGGGGACGTGGATTGGTGTGTCTTCAGCGTGAATCCGGGTCTTCTAACTCTGGACACTGCAACGGACATCTCTGCCAGTGGTGCAGGAGAATTGGACACCCACCCCCACGCCTACGCAGGCAGCCGGGTCCGGATTCTGTCGGCTACCACTAACGATTACGTGCAGGAGCGGCATATCAAGTCCTACGCCGTAGCGACACGGGTCGCAACCTTGGTGGAACCATTCAGTCCCGTTCCCGGTGGAGCAACCATTACCTATGAGATTTGCCCAGTCACAAGTCAAGTCATGGACCGAGTGATTTGGCTCCTGGCCGTCCTGGATGTCTTGGCAATTGAGGACGAACCCCGCCGGTACAACCTCATCAAAGACCGACTCCGAAACGCCATGAGAGAATTGCGGCTTTTCTACGGGCAGAGAGACGCCCAGAGCGGGGGTAAGATGGAACGAAGCAGAACTCGGTACAGGTAGGCAACCGGGACAAGGTTGGGCCTTGTGTCTCTCCCACCCGCAGACCACCTTGTCCCGGTTCTTTCGAGGAACTTAGATGCCTGCACGACCGCCCAATTTGGCAGCCCAGAAGTTGGCGGAACTGCCCGGTTTGGGGTTGATTCTCCAGATAATGCTGGGACTGGGGCCAAACCAGGGAAAACTATTCACTGCATTGGCAGGGAGCCGCCTACTGTCGCAGTTGGTGGGAAGTCGAAACGTGGGGGTGGCTTTGAAGATTGAGGACCTGTTACGGATGGCTCGCCGCCATGCGTATTCGGCTGAACACGCCCGGGCCTACGTCAAACCTATGTTAAAGGCTGAGCAGGAGCGGATGGCTCAGGAATTGAGTCGGGTTTTGGGGAGCGTTCCAGGCTTGGACCCGAGGGCGGCGTGGACACTTCAGGCTATCCTACAGACGGCGGGGAAGACCCCGAGACAGTTGCGGCGAGCGCTGAGGGGGCCAATGCCTAAACCTCCAACTCGGAAGGGATTGTGATGTATTTGTGGCCAGACAATCGGGCGGCGGCAACGGCGGTATCCGTTGACGTGTTGAGTGGTCGCTTGTTGGGGGGTACACGGTATTCTCCGAGGCCCAGTGTATGGCCTGGAGTGACCCCGATTGGCGGAGGTGGAAGGTATTTTGAGACGGCCCAGGTGACCCAAGGATTGTCGGTTGGATTGCCGTTGCAGGCTCCAGGTGGATTCGGGGAC